CGGAGCATGAGCGTGAAGCGTGTATTGAAATTGCTGAAAAGCAACGCTATGCAATGCACATAAGTTTGACTTCTCACCCACCTCAAAACGGCACAGCAGTTGGAATTGCAAATCAAATCAGAGCAAGAGGGCAAGCAGAGGATAAGAACATATGACACGCGAAGCAATGATAGCTGCATTAGATGCACTTCAAGACGTGACGTTTTATGCCAGCAACACCGATGGCAGCGTTACCATGCCATATAAAGTGGACGGTGATGACACCGAGGCCAAACGATGTGATCGTGCCATCAGAATGTTATTGGAAGCATTAAACAGCAATGGGAGATTACAGTGAGCGCATTAAAACGACCTTCCGCAGAAATCAAGGAACTCTGGGAAAAGTCATATAGTAATTACGGAGTTTTCGCCGATCTTATATTGGAATCGCAGAAGAAGCAGCCACTTAGCCCCAATCAACTGCATGATTTGTGGAAAGCCAGCGTAGGCTACATCTCATTTGCCCGCAAAATTGAACAACTGCATCAAATAGGAGAAAAACCCAATGATACAGACGAACCTGTTTGATAAAAAAGTGTTTGATAAAATATTTGGTACTGATCCTCATAAATTGGTTCGCGCCAGTAGCCCGAACACGTCTAAGGCAGCAGCACATTCAGTGGACACCAGCAACTTAGAGCAATTAGTACTAGGAACAATCGCTGCATTTGGTCGGCTTGGTTGCATTAGCGATGATGTCCTTCATGCGCTCGATGGATTACCCTACAGCAGCGTCACGGCGCGATACAAAGCGTTGGCTGATAAAGGGTTGATTGAGTATACGGGTGAGACGCGCAAAGGCAAATCAGGCCGCGCACAACGAGTCATGAGGGCCGTCAAATGCTAGAGTTTCGCATAGGATTGATTATTGGAGGCTTGCTGGGGTTCTTATCTTTTCTGATAGTCCAATACTTAACTTAGATCGCAGGAATCATCGTGGCTGAAGACAAGATGTGCATTGATGGCAAGCCCCATACTTGGTGGCGCGATCCAGACGGAGATTTGGAATGCTTGCGCTGCGGTGAAATAATAGAGAAAAAGACCCCCTCTCGAAGAGGGGGAAAAGATCGTCTGCCGAGGAAAGAGCTAGACGATCTGGAGGAAAACTAATTTACTTGATTCATCTTTGCGTGGATCGCCTCGTCTTTCGCCTGTGATCCAGCAGAGCTACCAAAATAAAAGGCACAAATTCCTGTCCAGGCTGTACCCAAACTACCCAACATAATATCTACTTCAGTAGCCTGATTGATTTTGCCCAACATCAGGCCTACCAATATTCCGAAGAATCCAACAGTAACCGCAACTGCGAGAAAAGGGGGAACCCATGATTTGACGTTTTTCTGCATATCTCGCGCAGACGCACGATCATCATTGCTTAACTTGGCAAAATCCAATCCTAGTTCCTGTGCCTTAGCCTTCAAATTCACTTCAGCCAATTGAATTGCAGCAACTTGTTCGGCAGTCATTTTATTGGATTCAACCATTTTTTGTACGTCATCACCTGACATACCCAAAGCCGATTCCAATCCGCTGATTGCCATACCAGCCACTGGGCTGCCAAGGGCTGATGCTACGGTCGGAGCCAGTTTTGCAATAGTATCAATCCAATCAGCCATGTTAGTTCCTCTTATTCCAAAGATCGAAAAGGGTTTTAACCTTATCTTCAATCATGCCAATTCTTACATCCATTTTTGCCAATACGATAACCAAAGTAATAAAACCAATTACCATAGGCCAAATTTTTGCAAGAAGTTCAACGGTATCCATTATGGCTTATCCGCTTTGGCATCCAATTTTTCAAAAATTTGATCCAACTTCATCAAAATTCTATTGATGTCGCGCTGATAGTCTTCTTTATTTATATATTTGTCTGGCATAGCGGACAGTTTATCCTCGATCTTAATGATTGAAGATGACAGATTATTGAGTATCCAGCCACCAAAGAAACCCGCTATTCCAAAGCCAGCGTTAATCAGCGTTTGTGTGTCCATCTTCTTCCTCATTGAATAGTTCTGCTTCTTTGATACGGCGATCATGTAATCCTTTTAATACACGTCCACCCGCTTTATCCCAACGCAAAAACTCTTGTTCAACTTCGTCAAACTTATTTGCATTGACCTTTTTTAGCAAAGTAGACTGCGCAAAGTTTCCACCGCCCACATTAAAACAGAAGTCTACCAAAGCATCATATTGATGTTGGTTTATTTCAACTTTGACAAACGCTTTCACGCAATCTTCAGCGTGACGTACATCATGTAACAATCTTGCTTCAGCCTGTGCCGCAGTAATCGACAATCCTTCAACAACATCACCGCCTGTGCTGCCATAACCAATTGTCCAAATACCAGCCGGACACTGATACGCAGTCAACTTGCAGCCTTCAGCCATTTTTACTAAGTCGATGCCATCGTGATCAAAGTGTAAGTCTTCGTGCATAATCTTAAGTCCTGATAATGAAATAAACAGCCAAATAGGGGCTGATTGTATTAAACGCCGAACCTGATCCAGTGTTACCAATGCTCGTATCAGTAATTGTTCCTGTTGTTGTCGCAGTAGTGGTATTCACCGATGTAGTCGTTGTTGTGGATACAGGCACACTCAATGTCAATGTGGTAGTAGTTGAAACAGGAGTACTGAGCGTTAATGATGTTGAAGTGTTAGTACTGGTGTTCAACGTCAATGCAGTATTGGTACTAGTTGTAGTTCCTAGTCCAACCAAAGTAACTGCCGTGTTTGTCGTTACCGATCCAGATGGCGTACCAGCAGATGTGCTTCCAATGGTGACATTTGCAAAACCTGTTGCGGTGTTATAACTCGTTGGTTGTGGATAAGCCACATCGAATCCACCACCACCAGAACTACTTGCATTAGGTCTGTACGGAATATTGTGAATGTGTCCACTATCTACCGCACTGTGCGTATGCACTCCAAGCGCATTACCCGTGAAGGTAGAAGTCGAGACAGCAGTTGCACTTCCAGTCGTATTGCTGGTTGAAGTAGATACCGCTGTACCTGTGGTCGTGGATGTTGATGTTGATACCGCCGATCCAGTTGGCGTGGCAACGGAAGAAGAAATTGCGGAACCAGTTGGAGTGCTAGTAGAAACAGAATTAGAAGTCGCAGTCGAATTTGATATCGAATTAGACGTGGAAGTAGACGTTGATACAGCACTATGATTGTGAGAGGGTAGGTTAGGTGTGGTCAGTGTAGTCGTAATTGATCCACCACTTGCCGCTAATCCATAAATAGCACCCGCACCAATCGGCATCAAGTTTTGGAAATTCGGCACATTAAATGTTGTTGAGCCATCTCCAGAACCAAAGCTAATTCCTAATATCGCAAATAATCCAGAATAACTGGTACGCGATACAGCCTGGCCATTACATAACAACCATCCTGAAGGCGGTGTAACATTCGTCCACATAATCACCGAGCCTGTTGGCTGTGTGATCGTGCTAGAAGCAGGGCTAGTTGTTGGATTTAATAATACCCATGCTCCAAAAGTACTATTAAAAATCATCTGTACATCACCATAAGCACCCGGAATATCTCCGGTTGCCAGTGTTACATTTGCACCCTTCACAATTCCATACGGGCCAAGAACCGTGGTTCCTAAAGTTAATGTAAGCGTAGGATTGTTGACCGAGTTGCTCGCCGTAGATTTAAACGTGATCATCATTCCATCGTTTAATGCAGTCAAACTAGATGGCAAAGTCAATGTGATGATATCTGCTGTTCCGGTCGCTACGCCAAATTGATAGACGTTTTGCTGTAATTGATCTACTTGAACGGTGCTGGCAATCGTACCGGCAGTGGGCAAGTTAGAAGCAATATCACCCGCCGACCATGCCTGAGCAGTCGTGCCTTCCTGACCGCGAAGCACTGTACATACATCGCCTGTCCGTGAAGTACATAACGTGATCTCATGCTGCAACCGAGTAGTTGCATCAGTTAAAGATAACTTAAATGCTTGATCGCCAGTAGGCGAAGGAAATGCCGCACCCGTTCCCGTAGCCAAAGTAATCGTTGTATTGGTCGAACTGATTGAGTTAGCAATCGTTGTGGACGCATTGTTTGCAGCAATAATGACAGCCATTAGAATGATCCTCCGGCAGCACTATTGATTGGGTTTAACAAAACCCATTTTGAATATTGGTTGTTATAAACCATGTTGCAAATCATGTCGGGTTGAATGTCACCCGTCAACAAGGCTTGATTGTCCATCTTCACAATAGTGATTGCACTTTGTTGAGTGCTGCCTAGTGTTAATTGCAACGTAGGAGTATTGGTTGTATTCGCAAAAATTGCTCTAAAACTGAATGCCATGCCATCGTTAATTGCAGTCAACATACTGGTAATCGTGACTAAAATCGCATCTGGCGTTCCAGTAGCAGCAGCGTAAGTAAATTTTGAATTCTGTAAGGTGTCTGGTTGCACGGTATAGTTATTCACCAAAGAAGAAGTAATAAGATTCGATACAATGTCGCCCGTTGCCCAATTTCGAGCAATTGTGCCTTCTTGTGCGCGTAAAACAGTTAATTGATTATTCGTTCTTGCAGTGCATAAACAGATTTCACGAATCAATGATGTAGCTGCATCGGACAACGTTACGGTAAAGCCTTGCCCGGCAGCAGGGCTAGGAAATACACCACCCGTATCCACAGCCACGGTGATGACAGTACCGGATGATAATAGCGGTGCGCCCAATGTTGTCGTACCTTGATTGGATGCCAAAAGAACTGTCATATTAAGCCTCTACGTCTACAAAAAATGTGTACCCAAATGGCAAATTCACCGCATTACTATCAATTGCTTCTTGAAGCTGGTATGCCACTATAGGCAAAAATCCGTATTCAGTATGTCGGGTTGTTGTATTGGTGTTATTGTAAACGCTAGTATTGTATTCGGGGAAATCATAATCTCCCTGTTCCGCAACAATAACGGTTTGAGTAAGATAGATTTTAATTGTGACAACATCTTTGCCGGGATGTTCTGCGGTATCAAACTCAACCGATACCGGATAGGTTTCAGTCAAAAACGGAGCCGCTCCATTCGGCCCAATCAACCACCTCATACAACGCCGTTTCAACCAAGCAATATTGAATTGCTTACCATCGCCTTTATATAAATTCCACGTCAATATCCGCTTGTAAACATCATCACTGGTTTCAAAATATTGACCGATACTCACTTGGTTAAACCGATTGTAAGTATCAATATTATAATCATCAGAATTATATGTTCCTGCCCCAACCAAGTTACCGACCGATAAAGTCGGTCTAGGATTACCATACAATCCCGCGCCCACCCAATCCAGCAAATAATTGATGATGACCGGATTGGTGTAAACAGGCAGGTTTAAAGCATTGAAAGCATTAAGGTATTCTTGAGCCACAATATTGTAGGCTTGGAAGAATGCCACAATGTTCGCATCATCGTTATATTGAACGTAAGGGTAGGACGGGATGATCGTCTGGCGCGTGACGTTCGTGGTAGCCATTATTGTTGCGTCACCGAAACTTGACCCAAAGTCGTTTCAAAGTATGACTGTGGATCACCATAAATCAAGCCAGTACCAGCCAAAGGCGAAAGTTCAATACCATTCACAGTCACAATAATATTAATTACGCTGATTTGACTAGGCTGCACCAAAGTTGATATAGATGCTAGAAAGACGGTTTGTAATTCAAAAATGTTGAGCGGTTGACCTACAGCAATCGAATTCACATAATTCACAATCGGTTGTCCAGCCAGCGATGCTATGGCTGATGCTGAAACAACATTGGTTGCAATCGTATTCCAAGTAATTGCAACGGTTGTAAACTGAAAGAATGGAATCACCAAAGGAATGGAATATACGTCAGGGAAATCATTGATGCTTACTAATTGATTTCTTAGATTTGGAGTAACGATACCGCCTGAAACATAAGTACCGGATGACGTTGTGTTTTTTCCAATGCTAAAACTGTTGGGTGTGATAACTGTCACCGTCAACGGCGTGTTATTGATTCCTGTCATTCCCGTTACACCCGTCACATTGATGACTTGACCTGTGGAATACCCATGCGTTAAATCGGTTGTCATCACGCCGGGGTTGGCATTCGTGATACCAGTGACTTTTAACTGAGAGGGTAATAACTGATTGATATCAAATAGCCCTTGATAAACCGCATAGGCCATTAAATAGGGATCACCACCAGCACACATAATGAGCCAACCACCACCCACGACTTGCTGTAAAGAAATCAAACGATTGAGTACCCCGGGTACTTTTGCTAATTGTGTTTTTAGAAATGTTGGCATTCCCTGCGCGGATGCCTGTCCAGCCTCTAGTACTCTTGCGCGATATTGCTCGGTCGTTTCAGCCGCCTCTGATGGCGTACCCGTGACCGGATTAGTCACCGCTAACTGTATGCTGGTTGGCACAGAGGTTGAAATCGTTGTAACTGTTCCAACTGGAACTGCCCATGATCCAGATACCGTTGCTACCGCAAATAATTGTGCGGAAAGACCATTGGTTCCACCGGGTGGTGCTGCACCAATAATGCCACCATCTTGAATTACATACTGATAAGTACTATCTGAAACAATGAAACCTTTTGAGATTACGAAACCGGGAGTGCCTGTAAATTGCACATAAACCGATGTATTGCTGGCTGCACCGGGTTGAATGCCATACATAATTCCCAATTGATTGAGAATGAAGGCATTTGCTCCATAGGGAGTAACACTATTGAGTAACTCAACATAGGCTTGATCGCAAAGTGATACTGCACCGGTAGCGGTAGAAGATAAATCTTCGATCAGCGAGGCGGGCAATGATGCTGTCAGACCGGGTGATAGCGTCTGAGCAATTGCAATCAGTTCCGCATTCAGCGTACTAGGTGGTGTCGGTTGCGCCCCGGCGATGGATAATACTGTCGGTATAGTCACGGATGTAGCCATAAATCCTCCTATACGCGATTGTAGCAAAAAGGGGCTAAAAAGCCCCTTTTTATTGACGATAAACTACTGATTAAGCAGCGGGTGCTTCGGCTTGGGCAGCGTCAGCAACAGGAGGATCGGCAGCAGGGGGATTGCGCAGTTCTTCAGGCAGTTGAGGCAATGCGATGTTCTGAATGCCTTGAATAATGTTGAACACATCTTTTGCTTTGCACTCGCCAAGTGCAGCCAGTGCTGCATTGACTAAATCCAAAGGCAATGAAATTTGAGGATGTGCTTGTACTTCAGTTTGTGCTTGATCAGACATTTCTATTCTCCAAATGATGTCCGGCGGTGTTACCGGATATCGGGATTATACAATTACTTTGTTACCGATGACCAAGGCAAAGGTGTGTTTTGTGGTGATACTGGTGGGTTGATAATGGATTCCAACTGACCATCAATATTTGCATAGTAATTTGCTTGATTGTCGGTTTGTGCGTTGATCCAACCCAACACAATCGTCTGAGTAAGTTGTGCGTAAGGCACAAAGTTAGGATCGCTTGCTTCAACAGCCAACTGTACGTTGCCGTCAATAGAGGCAGTGTGCGTTCCGTCAGTACCGGAAACTACGAACAAAACATTCACAACGTAGTCTGGTTGTGGTGACTGTACGCAGTACATCGAGTTAATGGTGGTGGTGTATGTGATGGACATGATTGCTCCTTATGGATGGGTTGATTTGTATGCGTCAAATTCAGCTTTAAGTTCTTGTATTGCTGCTGTCAATGTGGCTACTAAAAATGAAGTGTCGATAGTTTGGTATTTTGGGTTTCCTTCTAAATCAACATCATCTTTTTTACCAGTAACAGCATCAGGTAAAACTGCTTGAAGTTCATGTGCAATAAAACCTTGTGAAGAGCCTCCAGATTTCCAATCATAGGTAACAGGGTTTAATTTAGAAACTGTGTCTAATGCCCCAATCATTGGAAATACATTTGTTTTTAAACGATAGTCCGAAGCAGAACCATATAGGACTGCGCTAGTAGTTCCTACACGAGTAATGTTTCCACAAAATGAGCCATTAGCATACATTTGCATAAATGAAGCATTTGTAGTGTTATCTGTTGAAACTACGCTAAATCCATTTGACCCTGATGCAAAATATAAATTGCTTTTTCCTGCACCAGTTGTAGCAGTTCCATTTACAATAAAGTTACCACTACCATCAAAAATACCTCTAGGATTCCCATCCCCATCACTCAGCACGATGTAGTTAGATGCTGTGCGGAGGTCTAGGCCGCCCGAGTTGCCTTGGAATCCACCAATAACTGTATTTTTTGAGCCTGATGTAATCAAGGCACCAGTACTATTTGGTCCAACAAATGTATTTGCGGTTCCTGTGCAGTAATATCCAGCTTGAAATCCAATACTACAGTTTGTATTTCCTGTTGAAGCATAACCAGCTTGGTAACCAACAAAAGTGCTTGAAGAACCTGTCGTATTATTATACCCAGCCTGATAACCTACTGCTGTGTTGTTATTAGCGGTGGTGTTTAACCCTAAAGCATTTTCACCAACCGCCGTGTTGTAATTTCCTGTTGTATTTGAGTATAAAGCATACGCACCTATACCTGTGCTATCACCACCTGTTGTATTATTAAATCCAGCCAAATATCCAAATGCGGTGTTGTTAGAAGCGGTGGTGTTGGAGTAAAGAGCTTGATAACCTACTGCTGTGTTGTTAGATGCGGTGGTGTTGGCGACTAAGGCAGAACGACCTAACGCTGTATTACTTCCTCCGGTAGTGTTTGCGTATAAAGCGTCAGTACCAAAAGCGGAATTGTTTGTTCCTGTTGTATTTGAATATAAAGACGTTGTGCCGACAGCAGTATTGGGTGCGCCAGTCGTATTGCTGTATAGGGATTGATATCCTACCGCCGTGTTGGTATTGGCGGTGGTGTTGGCTTGGAGCGATTGTGCTCCGATTGCAGTATTGTAATTACCAGTTGTAGTTGATTGTAATGCCCCACTACCGAATGCTGCACTCCATAATGCTGTTGTGGTTGCAAATCCACTACTAGCACCTACAAAAGTATTATCATGTCCTGTAGTATTTTTACCGGCACTATCACCAATAAAGACTGAACCATTACCTTCAGAAGCATTACTCCAAGAATAACCGGCCTGTCTACCAATCGCTACTGTATAACCCCCAGTTGTATTTGAATACATTGATTGGTAACCAATAGCAACAACATTTGTACCTGTCGTATTACTATAACTAGCCTGATAACCTACTGCTGTGTTATTAGATGCGGTGGTGTTGGCTTGGAGTGCGTAGTTACCTAAAGCTGTATTGTTGGAGCCTGTAGTATTGTTATATAAAGCATTAGAACCCAATGCAGTAATTTGAGCGCCAGTAGAATTTTGATATAAAGCAGCATTACCTACGGCTGTATTTTCTTGGGCTGTAGTATTTGTATATCCAGCTACCCTACCTAAGAAAGTATTGTAAGCACCTGTAGTATTACTATACCCAGCCTGATACCCCACTGCGGTGTTATTAGATGCGGATGTGTTAGAGCCTAACGCAGCATTACCTAATGCAGTATTGTAGCTACCTGTGCTATTTGATTGCAAAGCAGAGTTTGATGCTGCTGAACCACCAAAAGCACAGTTTTCTGTTCCTGTTGTATTTGAGTAACCAGCATACTGACCAAAAAAGTTGTTGCCACTTGAGGTTGTATTGCTATATCCAGCTACTCTACCGAAGAATGAATTTCTATCACCTGTAGTATTACTATACCCAGCTTGATAACCTACTGCTGTATTGTTAGATGCGGTGGTGTTGGCGTTTAGTGAGTATGGGCCTACCGCAACATTGTAAGAACCAGTTGTGTTTGCTGGTAATGAATTCCAGCCATATCCAGTGTTGAATGTACCTGATGTATTCGCATATAAAGAACTAACGCCAAAAGCTGAATTATAGCTTGCTGTATTTTTATTTAATGCGTTTAGTCCAAATGCAGAATTATCAGTTCCGGTTGAGTTACTCGTTAAAGCATTATCACCAACTGCTGTATTAGCACTACCTGTGCTGTTTGTAGATAAAGCATTTAATCCAAATGCCGTGTTGGTTGTAACAGCACCCGCACCCTTACCCACCGTCAGACCATTAATAGAAGCGTCATTAGCAGTTGTTAGCGTTGTACCGTTAAATGTCAGGTTAGCCGAAGCCGTCTCTAACCCACCCGTTGTGGTGTAAACAACACGCCCTGCGGTCAAGCCTGAGTTAGTGATAGACGTAGCATTTACAGTACCACCGGATTGGTTAGTAGCAGTGGTAGCAGTTGCAGCATTACCGCCGATAGACAATCCAGAAGCCGTACCCGTAATGTTAGTTCCAACCAATGCGCTAGGCGTTCCCAATGCCGGTGTCACCAATGTTGGTGAAGTTGCCAACACCACATTACCTGTACCGGTGCTGGACGTTAAAGTTGGTGCTTGAGCAGCCGATCCAGTTCCTATTGAAGTAACAAATTGTGGTGTTGTAGTCGTATTGCCAGATAAAAAAGCTGTTGTAGAAGGTGCAGATTGATAGTGAATTGCACCTGTTGTGCCGCTTGCTACGTTCGTTGCAGTTGTAGCAGTTCCTGCTGTTGCTACGTTTAAATTAGCAACTTGAGTAGTGCTTGAAACCACAAATGGAGCGGTTCCAGTTGAAACCGTACTTGTGATCTGTCCTGACGCACTGACCGTGCTAAACGCTCCGGTAGTGGGAGTTGTTGCTCCAACTGTGCCGTTAATATTAATAGATGCAGTTCCGGTAAGGTTTGTCACCGTTCCGCTCGCCGGGGTTCCCAATGATCCGTTGAAAAGCACAACTGCGCCCGCTGATCCGGTGTTTACTGCCAATGCAGTTGCAACACCAGTACCAAGACCAGAAACGCCAGTTGATATTGGTAAACCCGTTGCATTAGTTAAAGTTGCAGAACTTGGGGTTCCTAATGCTGGTGTAACTAATGTTGGGCTTGTTGCTAATACTACGTTACCCGATCCTGTCGAACTGGTGAGCGTGGGTGCTTGTGCAGCCGATCCTGTACCCGTAGAAGTATAGAAATTGGGTGTGGTAGACGTGTTGCCCGCTAAAAAAGTAGTCGTACCCGCACCCGATTGATAAGGCACTGAGCCATTAGCACCACCGGCTAAGTTAGTCGCAGTACCAATCACCAATGAAGATTGTGCTGTCCACTGCGGCGCAGTACCGCTCGATGTCAGCACATAACCAGATGTACCAATCGTTAAAGCATTAAACGCAGATGTGCCATTACCATAAGGCAATGCACCGGATGCCAAAGAGGTAATCCCCGTTCCGCCACGGTTGACCGCAACAGTCGATCCATTCCATGTCGCAGAGGTAATCGAACCAGCATAATCCAATGTATTGGTTGACCAAGAGACATTAGAAGGGGCTTCGTCGTGACGATCCCATGTTCCCGGAGCAGTTGCATTTGTAAGCAATACAACATTCGTATACGCACCAGAAGGCACGGATACCACTAATGTATTTGAATTGTTGTTTACAGTAATCGCACCACTGGTTTGATTATTGTTAAACGAATAAATCGCGCCAATCGGCAGCGTAGTTGCATCAGGCAACTTAATAACCTGTCCACCTGATCCGGATACGGTATAAACAGGTGTCGATGAAGCCAATAATGTAATCTGTGTTCCCGATGCAGCAACATTTGTATAACCACCAAAGAATGCGTTTGCAGTAATGTTTGCATTTGCATCGCGTAATACGTTTGAACTTGCACCTGTACTAACAGTGACACCAGAACCGCCCGCAGAAACAGGCAGCGTTCCGGTAGTCAAAGCCGATGTGCTGGTCGCGTACACCGCACCACCGCTTGTAAAGGATGTCAGTCCTGTACCGCCATAACCCGTTGCCAACGTACCGCCAAGCGTAATCGCGCCGGTCGTGGCTGAATTGGGTGTCAACCCTGTGCTGCCTCCGCTAAAGGAAGAAACCAAGGTTGAAGATATTGTGGCCCATGTCGGAGAGCCAGTGCCGCCACTCACCAAATACTGCCCCGATGTTCCGGCGGCAGTATAGGCGGTGGTTCCGGTAGCACTTTGGTATACAACTGTTCCCGCTGCGCCACCGGGCAAATTGCCCGCTGCGGTTGATGCAGAAGCTAATTTAGTAACCGTGCCACTACCGTTCTTGTAGAACAGAATGCCATCAGCGTAATTGATCGCTAACTCTGCACCAGCAGAGCTATTGGTCATATTAGAGGCCGAAGGCGTGTTACCAGTAGTACCAGAACCGTAAATTAGTATTTTGCTATAACCGGACTGAGCCATTTGCGTTTTCTCTCAAAAGTAATATTGCTATTAGAACGTACCGCCGGAAATTCCACCAGTGATCGCGCCAGTTGAAGCATTGAACGTCAGACCGGAATTGATCTTAACAGCATTGTTACCGGAATTGCTGGTCACAAAAGCCAGATAAGTCGTGGTGTCTGATGTATCAGATGCAACAGATACGTTTGCAGCATTGGTTGCATTGGTGACTGCGGTTGAACCGATTGCAGACGCAATCTGTGATCCAGTCGCAGCAGAGAATGCAGAAGTACCATTACCGTATACGACACCAGAAATGGTTGTTGCACCTGTACCACCGTTAGAAACAGCCAAAGTACCGGTCGCATTATTGACAGGCACATTGGTCGCATTGGTCAAATCAACAGCACTTGGTGTACCAAGGTTCGGTGTCACCAAAGTAGCACTGGTAGCCAATACCACGTTGCCAGAACCAGTGGTGCTGGTTGACGATGCGGAAGTCAACTGACCTTGAGCATTAACCGTGAAGTTACCAAGGGTGTAAGAACCAGCGGTAACTGCGGTATTGGTGATGGAGAACTGTGTACCGGTTAGGGTTAGACCTGTACCAGCAGAGTAAGTACCTGCACCAGAGAACTGAGTGAAGGTAATTGCAGTTGTACCAATCGTTCCACCTGCGCCAACAGTGCTGACCCAGCCAGTGCTTGCGTTTGTTGTGCCGCTTTCAACAAATACAAATGCGCCGTCCACTTGCGCCCATGTATCCATGTCGGCAGTACGGGTCAGTACCCAATTGGAAGAACCCGAACCCAAAGTGGTAACAACGTAAATACCGTTATCAGCAGCAGCGGTTTGATTTTTAACCAAGATGCGATCACCAACCGATGCAGAGTAGCCATCAACAGAAAACGCAGCTTGTGAACCAGCATTGGTTAAGGTTGCGCCAACACCGGAAGTGCCGTTGTTGTAAGTTGCATTCAAGTTAACAGTGGTCGCAGCAGCTACAGAATCCTTCGCAGACAGACCTTGTGCAACAGAATCAACATACTGCTTGGTAGCTAATTGCAGTGCAGAGGTAGGATCTTGAGTAACGGTGACAGAGGTCAAACCAGCCAAGGTTAGTGAAGATGAACCCAATGTGATTGCGGTTGTACCAATCGTGACCGAATCATTAGCCAACTGTGAATTGCTGATCGTGCCAGACAAATCAGTGGTAGGAATGGTGGTCGATGCAGTAAATGCAGATGAACCATTGCCAATGATATAACCAGTGAAAGAAGTACCACCCGTACCGCCGTTGCTTACTGCCAATGTTCCGGTAGCCTGATTTACAGGTACGTTGGTTGCATTGGTTAAGCTAATTGCAGAAGGAGTGCCAAGGTTAGGAGTAACCAAAGTGGGGCTAGAAGCCAACACTAAGTCGCCTGTACCAGTTGCAGTGGTTGTGCCTGTACCACCAGCGGTGATCGGCAATGTACCAGTGGTCAGAACGGATGAGGAACTTGCATAAACCGCACCACCAGAAGTGAATGAAGTTAAACCAGTACCACCGTAGCCTGTTCCTAAAGTACCGGTAACAGTAATTGCGCCTTGGGTGGGGGAGTTAGGCAATAAGCCAGTAGAACCAAAAGACAGGCTTGATACGGCAACGGACGATGCGTTGACGAAGGTAGGTGCTGACGAACCGTTGGACTTTAGAATCTGTCCAGAAGTACCCGCAGAAGTAAATGCGTAAGCACTGCCATCGCCATAAGCCACTGCGCCAGCGGTCGGAGTTGCTGTACCACCCGTACCGCCATTGCCGACATTAAGTGTACCACCCAAGGTGATTGAGCCAGCGGTGGGTGATGAGGGAGTAAGACCGGTCGAACCGCCGGAAAACAGCGTTACACCGTTACCGCCAGATTCAGCAAGTAACTGTACGTTGCCGGAACTGTCTTTATAGAACAGTTTACCATCGGCAATATTCAGTGCTAATTCGCCGTCTACAAGGTTTGAAGCAGAAGGCGTTACGCCAGTGCTTGTGCTGTAATAAAGCTGAATGGGTGTATAACCACTTGCTGCCATAATATTTCTCCTAAGGATTAAAACGAACCGCCGGATAACCCGGATGTTGCGTTAAGAGTAGTGAAATAACCAGCGGCAGCGGTGGTTGCGCCAATAGTTGTTCCGTTGATAGAACCGCCTGTGATATTTAAAGAACTTGCGTTCTGTGTTGCCATGCTTCCCAAACCGGATACATCAGTATAAGGAATTGATGCTACTGCTGATAAGGGCGATGTTCCTGCCCCCTTTACATATCCGGTCAGACTGGCTGAACCGGTTCCACCATGAGCAACAGAAAGTTGCCCCGTAGTGACCTGTGACGCATCAATCGCTATATTCTGATTGACCGCGTTTGTAATTTGGCCTTGCGCATTAACGGTAATATTGGGAACCGTAGAAGTCGATCCATACATTCCTGCGCCAACACCGGTATTGGTAATGCTAAATGTGGTTCCAGAAAGCGTTAAACCTGTTCCGGCAAAATAACTGCCACCCGCACCGCCTGATACCCATTGGAAACTTCCACCATCCCAAGACAGCAATGTATTGCTGACAGTGGGAGCAGGGGCAAATGTGGATACATTCGCGCCCGCTTGAAATACAATCTGATTTGCCGCACCACCGTTGATTCCACTCGCAGTTGCTACGTTTCCATTAGGAGTAACGTAATCTGTACCGGCAACGGCTGTGGTCAACGCGCCGTTCAAACCTTTTAAAACACCGCTGACTGAAGTGCTTAAAGTAATAATCGGCGCATTAGAAACAACCGTAAGCGTTCCGTTGAAACCATTGCGAGACAAAATCTGCAAAGGATCAAAGAGATGGCCTACCGTTGTTTGAAGTAGATTCTCACCGTCCACCGTCATTACGGCAAGCGATGAACCAGAGATCGGTAGTGTCGCTGGGGCTAACTGATTGACATACGCATTCGATAAACTCATGGTTCAGCCCTTAATTGGCGATCCAACTCAATGTATCGGAAGTATTCTGACCCAAAATGTAAATTACATTCGTATTCTGCACAGCAATCGTGACACTATTACCAGCCGCCAAAGCATAACCTGTAGAGGTTGTCACGTCAGATGCGCCGACATAGATTTTGCCAGTATTGGAAGCAGTTGCAGTAATTGTGATGCTGCGCACAATAGTATGAGAGGGTAGGGCAGTTGCAGTGGTGGTTACAGTGACTTGACCCGTCAAAATACTCAGGGGATTTGCTACAGGTGTTTGATCCGAAGCCCATACCACAGGCATTGAATTCGCCATCGTTTCTTGTCCAAATTGAGAGGGTGCAGACATGGATGGCTCCTATGAGAGATTTTCGATATTGTATCCGATCAATATGCGATTGTGGCAGAGATTGGTGATCCTTGAAGCGTTACTGCGCTTACTGAATAAGATGGATAGGTTGCTGGGTTTCGAGTGATAACTAAACTGGAAAAATAAGGAGCAAAATAACTTTGTACCGAATTGACCGCTATTGTAGGAAACATTTGCGTTCTGACACTTTGTAATGCTGGAATGCCATTTCTTGAATAAAAAGGTGATTCGCCTTGATTTAACAATAAATTTTGCAATAAAGTCGTAAACCAGACATTTGAGTTATCACCGGTGGCAGCATCCGTTGCCACTTGTACCCAAGTTCCCGTATTGTCTCTTCCGTAGGTTCGCATCTTTTATCCTTGTGGCTTATCAGTCGTACTACCACCGCTTTGTACGCCGCCATGAACATGATTCTCAAGAGAAATCCCGCCACCGACAACATCGCCCGATGCCGTGATTGTACCTTGTACTGTTACGTTTCCAATAATTGAGACACCTGAAGCGTTGACTGTAATTGATACCGTATTGTTAATATCGCGAATCACAACGGCATCCGGGCCATACAGCACCAATTGATTCTGATTAACCATCTGCCATGACATTTTGGAAATTGGCACAAATACTAATGCAGATAAACTACCCGGCGGTGTTAAATCAGGCACTCCAGAACCCAATCCTGTTAAACCACCCAGCAACGCATCTGCTGCTACACAAAAGCCTATGTCACCAACTTGAATGGGTAGCCGTACATATTGTGACATTGCAATCGGAACTTCAATCTGTGGCAGAGTAAAGTAACTATTTACTTCAAAGTTGACAGTCACAAAACCGTTGTTGATGGCAACCACCGTACAAGGCAATGATTGCCCCATACGTCCAACCGTATCATTGGCAGTATGGATCGCCAACGTATTGAGCGATTGTGCTAACGGTACTTTTTGATTTAAATCGCTCATTCTTGTATCTGCACGGCATTAAAAATCGTACACCAGCTATTTCCATCGGGTTGCCGGTAATTTCCCGCGTGGCGTAACTGCGTGATTAAGAACTTATTTTGCATCAATGATGTTTGTTTAAATGCAGGATAACTTGCAGCCGTTTGTTTAAAAGCCGCTTCCGGCATCTTGATGTACGTGTTCACACTCAAGTCCGATCGCAAAACAGTTTTAAAACTGATTGTTGAAAATGTTAGCCATGCGGGTTGACCAATTAAATCGTTATATTGCAAAGTTTTGATCGGTGTAATAACCGTTCCATCGTAAACATTGATCGTGGTCATGTCAGCCGATGGTGAAATCTGTACCCCTATGTATTTGTCATCTTTAATCGCACGTTTGCTATATTCATAACATTTTGTCGCAAATGCTGTAAGCGACAATGCTGGAACATTTTGTGTTTCAGTCGCTCTTATGTTTTGACTGATATTGACATTAATATTTGTTCCGGCTGGATAAGCAGTCTTTAACGCTTGCTCAATTGCCACGCTCAACTCTGTGCCTTTTGTCCAATTCAACACTAAGTTAAGCGGATTGACTAGCTGACCATATATGACGAAAAAATCTAACGTCAGAACAGCGGCTTGGTAGTTACCAATAGCTTGAAAAACCTGTCCTTTTAATATCACACCGGCTTGATTAGGATTGGCGAGGGGATACCCGCCCGCCGACATACCCGCTGACAAAAGAAAAAGTTGCCCATTGTAATTAGCCGCTTGCCCTATGTCATTTAAACCCACGCCCCATACTCTGACGCTAGAACTTCCCAAAGGGGTTGCATAGTTAAATGCCGTAATATCAATCTCAATGTTTTGAGAGCCGGGATTAAACGATCCTTTTCGCGCACCGTTCAAATATAAAGATGACCATTGATTTAATATTCGACCATCGTCTTTACTGATAATCTGAAGATCGTAGTACCGCATCAACCAATCTCAAATTGTTGAAGCATCTGGCGATATACCAAAGGAGTTGTAAAATAGCCTTGTGCTAGATTGATATTGTAATTTGCCGGTGAACCAATCAACGGTTGCGTAAATATTGTCACATTTTGATTGGTGATCAAAGTAATGTAATACCTCAATCCAAAAGCATTCCATGTGATGATTGCCGTATAAGTCACCCCATCTAATTCTGGAAAGAATTGGAAATTGGCGTTTGTTACAGGGGTAAAAGGAACAATCGTGATCGCCATAATTACGGCCCTGTCCTTGGTGTCACGCTTGTCAAACCGGAATTCGTATCAGTACCCGCGATAACAAATCCTTTCTCCAATCTTGTGTAAAGCAGATTGGTTGCGATAGACGCTTGCTGTTGTGTCAGTAATGGTTGTATAAAATCCCATTGATATATTGACTGCACCTGACGATCCTCAATGCTTGTAATGTCGCGCAGCGAAGTGAGCAAACACGTTTGATAGACATAAGCAGGAGTTAAAATATCAAACGTACCGCCTTGTGCAACATGGTTTTGCACTTGAGTTTGCAAATTGCTCAAAATAGATTGTCGCGCTGAAAAACTGATTCCGTTGCTGGCAGGACACATCATCAATAAAGACACTTGCAGCGGTTGCGCAATACTGGCATTTGCAGCTATGACGCTGTTTGCGAAGGGATAATTTGCAACTTGCCAGTTCGTTAGCATTGATCCCGGCACAGGTTTGAAATGCGCAAAAAAATTGTTTAATTGGTTTGAAGATAAATAGGTTCCAGCACTATTTACGTTATTGAAATAACCCGCTTCCAATAGGTTTGCAACAGGCATCGTGCCATCTGTCATGCCCTGCGCAATACCGTCTACAAAGAATATTGGCGATATTTCATACGCTAATTGAAAGTTTGTAAAATCACTCATGCTGCTTGTGTCAATCCAGTAGCGGCCTGTAATGCACCTTGTTGAACCAGACTACCTGTCATATTTTGCACCACAACAGATTGTGGTTGAATGATAGTAAAGGGGTATGCCGAACTTGTCTTTTTATTACCATCTACCGGTGATGGTGGCGTGATTCCAGCATTGGCGGGTTGATTTTCAAATTTCCGCAAGAAATCTTTGCCCAGCGGCCCTGCCTTAGATAGTGGACTTGCTCCTTTATCCAAAATGGTTTCGCCTTGATGATAAGCCAAAACCGCTTCAGACAAATTGCCATGCGTCTTGGTCATCAAACGATGCAAATGCTTTGCCGCCAATTGCGCTGATTTCTTTTCATCATACAAATCTTCCATCGTGACATTTGGATCATAATCCTTTGCCGTTGACGGTTTCATCTGAAAAAAGCCATACGCTCCTTTTCCGGCATAACTTAAATTCTTTCCACCGGCACTTTCGTTTTGTTCAATCTTTGCTAATGTTCCGGCTGGCAATCCCTCTGCTTTTTCAATTTCTGCAAATTTGCTCTTGTCGTAAACAATCGGGCCTTTGTAAGAAAAATCATTAGCCGGACCAGCACTGCTTTCTTTTCCAAACAATCCTTTTGGTACATCTTTTAACGAAGCCGGAGCAGCAGGAGATTTAACAGCGGTTTCTCCATATAACATCTTGTACAACCAAGAGCTTTTGTCTAACGGAGGCGTATTCTTTGCTTGCAGATCAGAATCAAATAAATCTCTTAGATCAAATGTACCCTTTATGGTCAGCCACAAACCTTCTACGGCTTTCTCTAAATTCTCTACAAAGGAATGTTCAAACAGTTCGGCAACACCCCCCAAACCTTTTGACATACCCACCATGACATCGGTAAAACCGTTTTCAATGTTGATCAATCCGGGCGATATTTTTCCTACAAATTCTGTCCAAGCATTGGACATTTTTGCAAGATTCACCGATGTTGCATCACCCAATTTCGTGATTGCTTGTGCGGATTTTTTCATCTCAGGCGTTTCTTTAAGCAAAGCATCCAGATTTGCCATACGCGCTTTTTGTTCGGTTTCAGATGTGTTTTTCAATTGATTGATTGCCGCAGCACTCATACCAAAGTATTTAGTCAAAACCTGACCGGCTTGCGATTCAATACCAAAATTCGGTTTCTTAACCTCTTTAAACGCATATTCCAACAGTTTTTTGTACGTTTCGAGATTTGATGCTTGTGGCGCAGCACCCACAAATTCACGCATCACATCGCGTGTTTGAAAGCTGAGTGACTTTTCGGCAATGGTGGATAAGACTTCACCAGCATTGATACCGTACTTTTCAGATGCCTCGGCTGCACGTTTTTCGGTCAACGACAATCCCAAGCCTTTTGCTTCTTGTATCTCGCCGGCTACCTTTGCGCCATAATCAAAAGTAAATTTCTTGGCCTCATATAGTCCTGCCACACCAAGACCTAGCGTTGCCCATTCTTTTAGGGTTTTGGTTGTTTCATTGACTTCACTGCGTATGCTTTTGAACGGCGTTTCAATCTTTTTGGCATTCTTTTCGGCTTCTTTGTAACCATTGTTGCGCTCACGCTCATACTCTTCATCTTTCTTTTTATTGAGTGCGCGATCATCGGACAAGATAGACGGAATGGATTGACGCCGGCGTTTGAAATCTCGCATCAAATCTTGTTCTTCTTGTTTCTTCGCGTTTTCTTCAAACTTCAAACGGCGTTGTTCATCAATCGTTGCTGCCTTTTCATCGGCAACACGTTTCTTTTCTTCCGCTTTCTGTTGTTTTGTTTCTTCGGCTAGACGTTGCTTTTCAACCTGTGCTTGATATCTTTCTCTAGCCTTTAAGGTTTTGCTAATCTCATCGTCAATGGCCTTTTCTTCTTGCGCCATTTGTTTCTGACGTTTTGTTTTGGCACTTTCTTCTTGCGCCAATTTCTTGTCTTGTTCTTTCTTGAGTGCTTTATCAAACTTTTCTTGAGCTTTGAGCGCGGCTTGGATTTCTTTTTCTTTGGCATTTTGCTCGGCTAGAATTGCCTTTTCTTGCTTTTCACGCGCTTTTGCTTCTTCACGATCTTTTTTAGCCTGTGCCTTGGCAACTTCTTCAGCATACTTCTTAGCCGCTTTTTCTTCAGCAACACGTTTTTTTTCTAACTCTTTCGCAGCCTTTTCCTGTTCCTTTTGACGCGAATCTTCTTCCTTCTTTACTTTTTCAGTGACTGGTTGCGATTCTTTAATCTTTTCTTGAGTTTGATCTTTTAAAGTCGGAATTGAACCGACAGCCCGAAACGCTTCAGCCGTTTGCTTGATGGCATCGGTAACGGATTTTGCTGATTTGGTTACGTTTTGAAGATTGGCATCTACCTTGGCAATAGATTGAGCAATCTGATCTGCACTGGTGCTGACTGCCTTCAGAGAATCCGCAGCACCCGCTGCCTCTCTAATTGCATCGCTAACTTGCGCCCATTGTTTGGGCATCTTGTCCAACATTTCTTTATAGCGATTGAACGCTTCCAGAAACGTAGTAAACGATTCCGCTTTTACATCAATGTCGATAACACTGCGAAACTTGCTCACAAGACACCCCTTGTCTGAATGGCACGGATTATATACCGCTGCCTAAATTCTAACGCACTTGCATAACCGAGTGTCTTAAAAACTTCAGTAAATCCTATTCCCGCTCCCCACTCTAATGCGGAACTGATGAGGTGGGTGTCGTAGAATCTTCGACCGGAGTCGATGTCTGCAATGTATTGATCCATTCCATAGGCATCAATGATGTCAAAGACCAATTGTGCATTTCGGCTACGCTCTGGATCATCGTCTTGCGGATCAATCTCGGTAGGCCGTGCCAATTTAATGTAAAAAAAACCGCTGCACTGATGACCTCCTCCACTGAATCCTGCGAAATCTTCTTTTGTTTTACCGCAACTTCTAATGGCAAAACAATCCAACCCTTTTCATCTAATACACAAACACTCGTTAAACGTCTGATTTCATTGATTAAACCCGCTTTGACGTTTTCCAATTGCCCCATTTTCTCTGCCACTTCTTCTAGCAAATAAATGGAGATTTTTGGGCCAGCCAACATATTGATGCCTTCAGCGTGTAATACGCTAAAGGCTTTAGACAGCGGAAGATAAAACTTCTTAAACACTTCTTTGGGAATCGGCATTGAATGCACCCAAAGCGTATTTTCTTCTTCAATAGGAATGACTAAATTAAAGTCACTAGAAATAGTGATTTCAGACATGGGAGGTGGTTCCCTAAGTTAAAAAGCCCCCGAAGGGGCTTTATGATTAAACCCCAGCAGGATTTGCAATAAATCCAGTATAGAGTACAGAGTTAATGTAGTAGGTTCCTTGGATCGTAACCATAAATCCTGCATCACGACCTGTAAACGGTAATTCAGCCACTTCCACAATTGCACAATTCGCAATTTCATAAGTAGGCAAACTAGCACTATCTGGATAGATAGTAATGTCACCAATCAAGGTGCTGAACTCAATCTGCTGCTTGTACAAAGCTGACAGGTTTTGAGTGCGTAGCAAATGCATCTTGATTACCGCAGTCTGATACGGAGCGGGTGAAGTCACCAGCCCCGTCAAACTGGTCAACATATTGGTTTGCTCACCGGTGAAAGCAATACTGATTGCATCTGTTCCCAAGAAAGATGCAGATACATTGAGAATCGGATAAGCAGGAACTTGTACCTGTGCTTGTATCCGGTTTAATGTACCTTGCGGCGTGAATTGATTAGGATTAGCCATTTCTTACACTCCAATCGGGAAGTTAGAGACAGTTACATTAAATGTAATCTGAGTGAATCCGGTGCTGGGTGTATATGTCACAGCCAAACCGTTGTAAGTACCCGTAGCGTAATCACTTGGATTCTCAGCAACATACGTTGTGAAAGCAACCGCAGTAACTTTAACAGGTGCTAATGCAAGACCATAACCAATTGCTGTATTCATCACGCTCTGAGCAGAAGCCTGTAAACGGTTGATACCAGTTTGGTTGTAGTACAAAGGATTTGACGTTGTGTTGCTGCCATTGATAATCGTGTTGCTGATAATCAAGTTTGCATTGATCTGCACCCAATCCACTGAGTACCAGTACAAGAAATCATTGCCGTCACCGGTGGTTCCCCATACTTGCATATTGTTTGAGATACCACCCTCTGCTCCGGTAGTCACCCAATTCACAAACGCTGCTTTCAATGCAGTTTGCTGAGTAAGCGACAAAGTAACAGGAGTTACGCCAAACAAGTAGCGGAAGGAGAAAGGGGGAACCGAACGTGCAGGGCTAGGTGCGGCAGAACAAACTTGCCATGCCATCGCTGCACCATCCCACTCTGTCGCTCCGGCATTTGCATTGGTATACCAAGCAAACACGGATTTGAGACCTTTATAGTGTGTCGTAGTGCTGCTGGTTACAGGAGCAAAGAAATAGGTCTGCGCTGTATTCGATGTATAGGTGTTGGCTAAAGTCTTAAACGCCGCTACCGTATCCCAATATGACGGAATCACAAAGACATAGTATGTCAGCGGATGCGCAATTAACCATGTGTCAAAATTTGCCACAGCCGTAGCAACCGGTACTGCACCCACTTCAAGCACGTACACACCAGTGCTAGAACCTTGTGCAAACCAAGTGGTTGCCATCGCATTAAGATCAGTCGCACCTTGTGCTTGTGCTGTACCGGGAACAGTCAATGTGCCGGGATCATTCATCAATTCATAAGTGAATGTGGTTGTACCCGTTACAGTAGCAACAAAACTACCGTTGAACCCTGCGGGAGTACATCCAGCAACTGTAATTCCTATTACTGTACCTGATGCAATACCCAAAGTAGTTGCGGTCGTAACAGTTGCAACTTCAGAAGCCCATGAGATGGTACTAATGACAACTGAAGGTTGTAGGATTTCAGTTAAATCAGAAAGTTGTGCTAAGTAAATGCTTGAACCTTCGGTAAGATTCGTGCCGCCTTGCGATACCAAGCAACCTTTGCCTTGGTAAGTATTAGGAGCCGGAGCAACCAGTGAGGTAACTGCGACTGTAACGATTTGATTAGACATGGCAGTTCCTCAATTAAACGTATGAAACAGCAAGCGTTTGTCCAGTACCGGGAGTGATAACCAAGCCAGCAGTGAATGGGAAATCAATTTCATACACGCCAACAGTCGCGGGAATCACAGCTAATTGATTGGTAATGCCAGCACCGCCTGTAGTAGCGGAATCATTCACGCCACCTACGCCAGAACCGGCAACCAAAACCGAAACACTAGCAACACGCCCCGCACCCGTTTTTACTTGGGTAACAGCAGTGATGTTAAGACGGCGTGAGACTGAACTGCCTACGACTTGAACACGGTTCGCATCGGTAATACCCAGCACAGCCGCGCTGGAAGGATTTGTTAAAGTTGCTGCTGATAAGGGGCCGATAGCCATGTCAAATCTCCTGTTAAGGGGCTGGGGTCATTATGATGCTTTTACAGCGGTTCCACAATATACGACATTGTAGCGTGTTGAATCAGTTTTTGGGCAATTTCAAGCGCAGCCGTTTGATAATAAGACACTCTGAATTTGATGGTCTTTTTTTGCGCCAAAGTGGTCAATTCGCGCTGCGTTCGTTTCATATCTCTTACCGCTGGCATACTCATCAAACCCATCTGATTACCATTCAAAGTAATCCAATTCAAAATATCTTGTAGATACGTCAACGCCTCATTATTGCGTAGACCGTAGGTCGTTATGATGACATCATCGTAAACCAGTTGCCACGGATTTCCCAAAGAATCAATGACCGGCAATGCCTGTATCGCATTCGTATGATCTGGTTCAATATGAATAACTGCATAAGGCGGTTTGGTGTTTGCGGGAACCAAGAAACTGGTATACGTCATCGGCACATTGGTTGGAATGCTTAACCAATAGGGCAAAGAATTGCTGACAACAGGTAATTCATTTAAATAGCTTGTGTCGTTAATTACCTGACTTGCCATCGCGGGTTCGACCGCAATACCCGTGTAGTGATACAACCCAGCCTGATCATAGTAAGCGTGTTGCTTGGAAAAGGAATATTGCACCCCGGCAATTGTCGCTAGATACAATGCTTGCGGAGCCAATTGATTTAAATCTTTGATTTCTTGATTGGTTGTCAAAATAATGCCTGTGCGACCAAAGGTATCGTCTTCGCGCTGTTCTGTCTCAATTGTGTGGTGCAAAGAAGTGGGCGTTACTGTTATTTTAGTCGGCGGCATAACCGCGCCAAAGTTGTGCATCAAAGTAACACCATTGACCTCCGTAGACAGCACCCAAAATAGCGTTTGGTCTACTGGCAAAACAATTGCAACATAGAGCGTGAAAATAATCGTTTCTTGCGCAGAAAGGGTTTGAACGCCTGTGATCAAACCAGCTGCAATCTGACTTTGGGATTTTTTTGTTAAAGCTGGCATTATTTACTTACCTTGGCAGCAAAGGCATTGACATAATCACCAGAATCTATAAACGATGGGCGTGGCTGACCTGTTTTAATGCCCATTACATATCCTTCTATAGATCGTTTTGTTGGTACGCCAGCAATATGATAATCCAAGCGTTGTTCGTCTAATGTTGTTTTGAATTCTTGTTGAATATCATAAGTGCCTAATGCGAATAGATTTACGCCTTCTTCGTTCAGTAATTCAAATGAATCAACGACCGATCTTGCTAACGCATCAGCCATCATCTGACCTTGCGTTAAAACAAAATCTTCCATAATTCCGTAATCAACCTCTAATTCTTTCGCAACTTCATAAATGCTGGTTGGCGCAGAATCGTCTGGACTCCAGTGCGGGCCATCCATTACGCCAAGGCTTAACTTCATGTCAAACCCCACAACGTACCGGTGGACTGAGCAATTGCCAGATAAGCGCGACCATAAGGTGTACGGAATTGGTTTAATGATCCAATTGTCATGTTTTGCATGGCCTCGGATACAGCATAGCTGCTTTCCGTGCCTTGATCGCTCGCGTGTGTGACTAACCCGGTCATGGGTGTCTGCAAATTCCATTCTTGCTGCAAATCAGCAAAAAATTTCTGTCCTGATTGATCCGGTGACCAATTGCACAGCCAATCCGCTGCCCAATTGTAAACTGCCAATGTGTAGTTAATTGGAATTAACGTTGCAATTAAATCATAGACGTTTGCGATGGCGTTCTCATAACTCCATGTCACCCATTGCGTGGGCAATTGTTGTGCGGAAATCTGTGCCACCAATAACGCTTCGGGTTCTGCCAATAGCGCAGCTTGTGCCGCAACGGAATCAATTGCCAAATTCGCAGGAGTTTGCACAAAAATGGCTTCCGCAGGGAAACCCTGATTCAGCAAGAAGGTAATGTAACCCTCAA